GATAATTCTGATTTCACTGCTGCTGGTATCCCACTAATCGTTCGTATAAACAACCACTTCAATGCGCCTACTGGCTCCATTGCAGCGGCCACTGTTTCTACAACTGGCGTATAGGAGACTAAGATATGGCTATATCACGCGCACAACTAGCGAAAGAGCTAGAGCCTGGTCTCAATGCCTTGTTTGGCATGGAGTACTCCAGGTACGAGAACCAACACTCAGAGATTTTCACTACTGAATCATCGGACAGAGCGTTCGAGGAAGAGGTTATGCTATCTGGGTTTGGAGCCGCCCCGACTAAGTCGGAGGGTTCCGCTGTTAATTTCGACGATGCTAACGAAGCATATACGGCGAGATACAATCATGAGACAATCGCACTTGCGTTCTCTATTACAGAGGAAGCAGTTGAGGATAATCTCTATGATCGTCTATCTTCTCGTTATACTCGTGCACTCGCTCGATCAATGGCACACACTAAACAGGTGAAAGCCGCAGCAGTGTTAAACAACGCATTTACAGCTGGTGCTTCAGCTGGCGGTGACGGAGTTGCACTATGTGATGCGTCTCATCCTTTAACTAACGGTGGCACGTTTGCTAACGAACCAAGTACAGCAGCAGATCTTAACGAAACTTCTCTTGAAGATGCGTTAATAAATATTGCTGGGTTTGTTGACGAACGTGGTCTTAAAGTAGCACTACGCGGTATGAAACTTGTTATTCCTCGTCAGCTTCAATTTATTGCTGAAAGAATAATGGTTTCTAATCTTCGTTCTGGTACAGCGGACAATGACACTAACGCTATGCGCTCAATGGGAATGCTTCCAGAGGGTTATGCCGTTAATGATTTCTTGACCGATTCAGACGCTTTCTTTGTGATGACAGACGCTCCACGCGGAATGATTCATTTTGAAAGAACTTCGCTATCCACAAACATGGAAGCTGATTTTGATACAGGAAACATGAGATTTAAAGCAAGAGAAAGATATTCTTTTGGTTTCTCAGATCCTCGTTGTATCTTCGGCTCTCCAGGAGCGTAAATCCATATGCCTTATGGAACCACTAGGGGCGGCTTTTGTCGCCCCTTTTTTATTTAACAAGGAGAAAGTAAATGGACTGGATTAAAGGAAGACTAAAAGAACCTTCAAGCTACGGAGCTGCGGCTGTTGTAGGTGTTGGATTAGGCATTTTATTAACAATGCCAATATTAACTTGGGCGGGTATTATCTGTGCTATATTCGGATTGGTACTTAAAGAAAAATCAAGCGAGTGAGGGTATAAGTTACCCTCTTTCTTTTTGTTAAAAGGTGGTGTATCGTAAAGATACCTTGACAGTCACATCCCGTGACTGACTCTAGCCACGACAAGGAGATAACATGGCTAATACAACATTTAACGGACCAGTCCGTTCTGAAAATGGATTTAATGATATATCCGTTGCAGACTCAACAGGTACAGTAACAACTAACTCTACCTTTTCTAACAACACTAGCATTGGCGGAACTCTTGCAGTTACGGGTAATACAACACTGACAGGGGACCTTACGGTAGCTGGCTCTTTGTTTTCAGGTGGGATGCCTACTTTGGGCGGCCTTACTGTAACGGCTAAAGCCACATCTGGTACTGTTACTTACGTTGCAGGAATTAACATCAATCCATTTACTGGAGGAGCGCAACAGGTTACTACTCTTCCTGCCGCGACAGCAGGTACTGTTGTTATACATGCTCAGTCCGTAGACACCACTGGTGGAACAGCTTTCTTGAGTTTTGATTGCGCGGGTAGTGATGCTTATGAAACAGGTAGCATTATAGAAAGCCGTACCAGTAGTGCGGTCACGTTTGATGCGTCCACCGCTGGGGAAACTTTGTTAAAGTATACTCCTGCTAACGCAGCAACAAACTTGTTCAGCATTGGTTCTTACATCTACTTCACTTGCACAACAGCAGGTCTGTGGAACGTTTCGTATAATTTCCAACATCTTGGAGCGGGCACTACAGGTACGTTTGTTTTTGCAGCCTAATGTTTAATTTGGCGGGGTTAACGCCCCGCCTATATTTTAAAGGAGATTAAAATGGCAGGATCAGACGTAACCGCAGTCATTATTAGCGATGAAGTAGCTCTTGATGCAGACGGAATTTCAACAGCCGCTTCTGTTGGAAATAACGCTGCGTTAACTATTGGCGGTGCTTTAGCTTCTGGTGGAAGCGTTACAAACGCCTCTGGAAGACAGGTAACAATTTTATCAGCGGGTAACGACAGCGGAATTTCTTTCACTGTAGTTGGCACAGATGTGAATGGATCAGCTTTAAGTGAGACTGTTACTGGAGCAAATGCTGGAACAGCAACAAGTTCAGGTTACTTTAAGACAATTACGAGTATTACAGCTGTTGGTAATCCAGCAGGTAATGTGTCAGCGGGTATTAACGCCAATGCAGCGGATGTAATTTTTGCGGGCCGTACTCGTTTGCAAGGGTTTTCTTTTTATTCTGGCGGAACCGCTGGAAAAGCAAATCTGCGAAACGGTGGTGTTACGGGAACAGAAATCATACAGTTCCGTTCAATTGGAACTGACAACGCCTCTGACGACCCGTTTATGCCAGATGAGGGCGTTCTGTTCAAAGATGGTTGCTTCGTTACATTTATTGTTCCGCAATTTGATTTGATGATGTTCTACCACGCATAGGGGTTAAGATGGCTTCTAAAGGAGAAATGCCGAAGCGTAATAAAAAGAATTTTCGTCCCACTAAAAGTGGTGCGGGAATGACTAAAGCGGGCGTTAAGGCTTATAGAAGAAAGAACCCTGGTAGCAAGTTAAAGACGGCTGTTACTGGTAAGGTGAAGGCAGGCAGTAAGGACGCAAAAAGACGTAAGTCATATTGTGCTCGATCTGCGGGGCAAATGAAAAAGTTTCCAAAAGCGGCTAAAGATCCAAACAGCCGTTTAAGGCAAGCTAGAAAGCGGTGGAAATGTCGTTAATGTTAAAACAAATATTTTCTAGTGTCATTGTTGTTTTTATTACAGGTGTAATGTCTTGGATGTGCTTCACCCTGATTTCTCTTGATAAAACAAGCGAATTGACTTCTTTTAAAGTGTCTGAGAACCATCGAATGATCACACCTTTGTGGGAAGATTTTATTAGAAGGAAAATATCTAATGACTATGGCTCGGTCTCAAATGGCGAAACAGATTACAAAATCACCATCGCGAAGGAAGAAAAATGAAAGAGTTTCTAAAAAAACTGCTAAGTATCTTTCAAAAACAAAAACCCGTGGTAGAAAGAAAGGCTAGATCTGATAAAGGAAAGCCTAGAAAGCCTAAGAAAAAGAAAGGTAAAGTCTGATGGCAACTTCAGGTTCAACAGATTTTCAATTAGATGTTTCCGACATTATAGAAGAAGCTTATGAGCGTTGTGGAATAGAAATCCGCACTGGTTATGAAGCCAAGACAGCTAGAAGATCTTTAAATATCTTGTTTGCTGAATGGGCTAACCGGGGCCTTAACTTATGGACTATAAAGTTCGCGTCTCAAACAGTTGCGTCTGGAGTAATAGAATACCCTCTTGGTACTATAACAATGACAATAGGGGCATCTACTAGCTTCACTGTAGGGGAAACTATTACTGGCGGAACAAGCGGAGCTACAGCTTTCATTTTAACAAAACCATCTAGTACAACCGTAACCATATCTGTCCCAACGGCAACTTTTACCGCAGCAGAAACTATTACTGGCGGAACAAGTGCTGCAACAACTACTGTGACCTCTTCACCTTCTTTAGAAGACGCTCAAGCTGTAGGGGATTTATTAGACGTTGTTATTAGACGAGACAACTCAGATATAACTATTAACTCTATTTCTAGAGGTGAATATCTAAATATTCCTAATAAGTCTACTACTGGAAGACCTACTCAATACTATTTTGCAAGATCAATTACTCCAACGGTTAGTGTTTGGCCTACACCAGAAAACAGTACAGATGAACTTAGATACTATTTTGTTAAACGCATTGAAGACGCTGACGCATTGGTAAATACTACTGACCT